ATGTACCACTAGTGCCTATTCCGGATCCGACCCTTGATATCAAGAGTCTTTGCCAGAAAGTCGCCTGAAGTCCTATAGGGAAATCAGACACTACCCTTAGTGGTTTTAGCGATCCCTACTATGTACGTACTTTCGTACGTACTTTTTTTTTAGGGTACTCCCACCCGAGTACTTAACCTCCCCACAGAGATTAACTATGTAGATTAGGGACTCACCGTGTTTTGCCGTTAAGCTATGTCGCGTATAGACTCAATACGTATTTGTGGCCTAGTCATACATAAAAAAAGTAATAGCCCTACCAGGATTTGAACCCGGATTGACAGCAGGTGTCTGTCTTTGCTTTCCCTTAAGCTACAGGGCTAAAGTAACCCAGTTCTATTCGGAGTCAAACAATCATTTTCTTTCTTTTTCATCCCCATTATGGCACCACGTCCTAAACGTTACAAGAAGAAAAGTTTCTATCCAAGACTCGCTCCTACAGGTCTCAAACGCTACGTAAAGAAGAAACCCAGTGCTATGATCAGAAGACTCTACGTAAAGAAGAAACCCAGTGCTATGATCAGAAGACTCGCTGGGCGTTACTGGCCTCGTAGAAGGCCCATTTATTTCTAGATGTCAATAAAGTCAAAGACGGTCAAGTGACAAAAACTTGGTCATGACATCCAACTTTGTGTTTCTTTTTCGGGTACCACGGGTAGTAACATGTCAAACCGACGATGGGTCGACATTCCTTGGGTTGAAAGAGATGCTATCGAAGCCCGTGCTCGTGCACAACGAGCAATGTGGGAAGCTGCTCCCAGAGCTCCTCCTTATGTGCCTTCCTCTCAAGCTATCAGAAATCACCTAAGATCTACATATGCTATGAAGTATCAAACAGCCAAGGATAATCAAGCCAGAGCACAGTGGCGTAAACGTCAAGCTAATACAGTTGCGTTTAATGTGCCGATGCGTCGTCCTACCCCTCCATCCCAATTAACCCGAATTGGGAATAAACAACCTATTCCTGCAATGGGTAAGAATAGATTTTCCCTTGAGTATGCAACTAAAAAGAAAAAACCCAAAAAAGATCTTTTTCGTCCTACCCCACCACAACGACCCAGATTTCCTGTTACCCGTGTTGTTGGTGGATATTCTGCACCTGCTAATGTTGCTGCTCGACGCCGTGCTGCTCAACAACGACTAGCCCAACTCCCTTACAACCATCCTCTTCAAATCGCCCAACGTAAAGCTGCTGCTCGACAACGTCTCCACAATTGGAGGATGGAAAATGTTTTACTTTGAAAACAAATGTAAATAAAAAAATAACGGCTAGTCCTAAACTTTCTATTAGGAAATACTGTCGCCATCGCCATTTAACGGCTATTTTCTACCTTTAGGGGGGGCGGGTCAATATTACCCCGCCCCCCTCGCCGCCTCGTAGAGGCGGCGGTTTTGGGACCGGTGATCGAGGTTTTTAACCCCCCCTAGAGGTACTCCCACCTGAGTACTTTAACCCCCCCCTGTCAAAAAATAACGGCTAGTCAAAGACGGTCAAGTGACAAATTTTTTGTCATCATGACTAATTATGTGTCATGACTTAACTTTGTGTATCTTTTTCGGGTACCTCGTGTCACTTACAAATCACGGCTACAGGCTGGACCTCCTTAGCGAAGACGAATGGATAGAATTATTGCTACAAGATTACGACCACTCCAGCCCAATCCAACTGTGCGACCCCCTCCCCGCCGTGGACCCAAAACAGTACATGACCTCTCTACTCTTCGGCACGGAGGCAAAGTTGCGCTTAAACTTCCCCGCAACGATGGCCCGTATGCCTCCACCGACCGAAAGGCCCCCCCCAAGTTACCCACCGCCACCAACCCAAATGGCAAAGTCTTGGACGATGCCTTCTTCGACGACGCCCTCGCGCTCGATCCCGGAGCAGTACTTCTTCACCCAGACCCCCTTACCAAACCATCTGTTGAACCGTCCCAGATGGTAGAAGAAACCAGTGCTCGCCGTGAAGCTAAACGTTGGTGTTTCACCCTGAATAACCCAGCTCCTACTGATACCTTTTCCGACACAGACGCGATTGACCCTTCAATCTATGAATATTTAATCTGTGCTAAAGAAAAGGCTGCTACCGGCACTCCTCATCTTCAAGGTTTTATCTGCTTTAAAGATAAAAAACGCCTTTCCTGGATTGTTAAAAATATCTTCGTCTCCAGCATAACCCGTAAAGGACGTGGCTCCTGGTTCATATGCGCTGGTAGTGTTCAAGAGAACATTGACTACTGTAAAAAAGGCGAACAATCCAAAGAAGAATGGCGAAAACTAAAGACCAAAGGACCAAATTATGGTTTAAATGCTGATTTTGTTGAATTTGGTACACCACCTGCTCAAGGTCGTGGCGAAGGCCGTACCAATAGAGATGAAGTGTTTCGTGAAGCTTTATCTCTTGGTTCCACTGATGCTGCTCTTACGTTCTTATCACAAACAGCCTCTCGTGATTACTGCATGCAGCGCCATTCCCTCCAAAGGAATCTCAGTGAGCACTTCAAACCACCCCCTGTTTACCAACCCTTATATTCCTTAGCCGACTTTATTCATATCCCCCTCCAATTTTCAGACAAACATGCTACGCTTGTCTGGGGTGGTTCAGGCTTTGGTAAAACAGCTTTTGTTAAAGCTCACTTCAAAAATCCTTTATTCCTTACGCATATTGACCGACTTAAAGATTTCAAACAACATCATCATGATTGTATTATATTTGATGATATGTCTTTCCGTCATATGCCTCCAGAAACTGTCATTCATCTCTTGGAATGTGATAACGACAGTGATATCCATATCCGTTACGGAACTGCTCATGTTCCTGCTCGTGTTGTTAAAATCTTTACTCACAACACTCCTAATCCGTTTTACAATGAAACAATTAATGAAGATCAACAAAAAGCTATTGATCGCCGCTTTAAACGCTTCCATGTAGCAAACAAATTGTATAAATAAAAATTTATTCTCCTCTTGTATAACATTCACACTTCCAAATTGGGAATGTGCAGTCCTGACAAATTTCTAGCCAGTAATCAGGTGGTCCAATAGTAGAAGTTACTTTTCCATTTCTATCTCTTTCTGACCACACAATCTTTTCTAAATTACAAGTATCTTCGTTTTTTTGCAGGACGTTCAGCCAGGGATACCTCGGGTTTAGACTCTTCTTGTTCCCCTGCTGGGCCGAGCTTAACTTTTGCTGGGGACTTCCCAAGGAGAAGTTGCTTCTTCCTCTCTTTAACATCGGCTTTTGAGTATTCTAAAGCAAAAAGTTGAGAACCATAATTCTCTAACCAGAGGTCTACCCTTTCACATATCACTTCTTGTAGGACCTTGTCTTGCTCTTCTTCTCTTTTTGACTCTTCATCAGAATCAGTATCAACAACAATTTCTTCAACGTCTTCGACTTGTGTGACTTGATCCATTCTGTGGCAGGCAACTCCGTTCATTTTTTTTCATTTTTTTTTATAACCTAACCTAATGGTCAAGTATTGCAATGCAGATACGTGTCCAAAAAAAAAACGCCGGTACCGATACGTTTATGTCGTACAACAAGGAGTATCTTCAAAAAAAAAAGTTGCGCTTCCTGGCAACCATATCAGTAGTGTGTCTCCTTCCAAAATGGATACTAGTGCTGCTAACAAGTTTGATTATTGGGCTTCTTATATTCCTGCATATAATACCGCTAAAGACCTTTACGGAGCATACAAAGAACGCTCATGGTCTAGGCTCGCCAAAAACCTAGCCAATCAAGGCCTTGTTACTTTTTCTACGCTTTATGGTACTCCCGGTCTTGGTACTTTAGTTCGCCGTGGTATTTCAAAAGCTGGAAGAGCTATAGGTGCTAAAATATGGGACAAAGGTCTTCAAAATCTTGGTCCCCGTGCGACTGCTGCTATTCGCAATTCCATGACCCCAGATCCTACCAGACTTCGATGGAATCAACCTGGTTTTGTTCCAAAATCCAAATCAATATATGGTCAAGCTCCACTTCAATCAGACTTTTATAAGATGTTAGGACCCAAGGACTATATACATCCCCGCAACAAAGGATATCATAGTAGTGATTTCCTTCCTACTTTACAGAAAAAACCCCCAGGTAACCATATGCCAAGTTATCTTACACACCATCAAGTTGGTAAGTCTAAAATTGTTACAACTCCATATCGTCAAGATATTTACCGAGTTGGTAAAAAACAACCTATTCCAGCAGTTGGGAAATCTATGTATAGTTCTGACTGGGCAAGGTATCGAAAAATCCCTAAAAAAGATCCAGAAACTGTGGGCAAACGCCAAATAATTGGATCAACTCCAGTGAAAAAATCTACAAGAAAACCTAACTTAGCTATCAAAAAACCAAGAATACCTAAATTAGGTATCAATTATGACCTTTAATAAACTCCGTTTCTTTTTCATTTTTTTTCATTCCCGGTTAGGTTAGGTCAGGTTAACATGCCCGGAAAACGTCAATTCAATGGCAACACCAAAATCACTGTTGCGCATACCGAATACATTCGGGATATCACACCGAGCCAAGCCTTCACAATGCAATTGGAAGCTGCTGTTAACCCAGGTCTTCCTACCTTATTCCCTTGGTTACATACCTTAGCTCAAAACTTTGAAACGTATCGTATCATCAAACTTCTATTCCGTTTCAAAAGCACTTCAGCAGATGCTGTGCTTTCAACTATTGCACCCAGTGGAAGTACTTCCCTTGGTTCTGTTATTATGATGGCACAATATAATGTTCTCAAAGATCCACCACAAAACAAACGAGAAATGTTAAATAATGCTACTGCTAAATCATGCAAACCATCAAATTCGATGTATTTCAGTGTTGTGCCACAAGCTGCCTATAAAACGCTCTTCACCAGGTCTGTGTATACTAATCCTGATCTTGGTGATCGTCGTCTCTACGACCATTGCGACTTCCACATAGCTACCGAAGGCATGCAAGCTACTACTGGAACGATTGGTGAATTATCTGTTACAGCGATTATGCAATTTCAAAAACCAACGCTAGTCAATCAACAAGACCCCCTTGACTACTTTTCATGGTCTGTGCCTATTACGCTTGCATCCCCTCAACATACATATGAACAATGGATGTTACAATTCGTGGCTCCAACTACGAATTCGATTGTCCAGCCAGCCAACCTCTCTAATATGAATGGTTATATTGAGATAGGTGATCAAGATGGCTACTGGACCTACCGATTCCCAGATTCAACATCAGAACAAATCGGTGCTGTCTTTATGGTCAAATTCGAAAACACTGTGTCTCAAACATCAGCAACCGATCCAGCTACTGTTTGGATGGCAGTTCAACATATGCGTTCACCACTTACTGTCACACCAGGTGCTGAAGCTCTCATCCTCAAAAACTGCCGTCTTGTTCAACTTAATGGTCAAAATCCAGTTCTTACTGGATTCTTTCCAATTCGTGGGCCTACACTTCTAGATTCAACTCCTGATTATACCACTGCTACAATGGGATCTGTCAACATTGGTGCTGTATGGTATCTTGAAATTACAGGCCCTAATGCAAGTTTCGCATCAAATCAAGCATCTCCTACCAATGCGATTTCTGCTAGCATGTTCCAAGCTAATGGAACACCTTATTGTCCAACACTTACAGAAACCTTCAACAAAAGACTTACTGTCACACGTATTCAATATAATGTAAATGACTCATAAATAAAAAAAATGTTTATTTCTCAAGTGCTGCTTCTAACATCACTTCTGGTTGGACCTTATAGGTCAAGCCAGCGACCCAATACCACTCCACCATCTCCACCATCTCTCTAGGCACGCCTTGAGCCCTGAGTCTTGCTGTAAGTACTAAGCACTGTGGCAACTTTGTCATTGTCTCATAGTCTGTTGTCACATATGGTCTTCCACCATGTGTTAGGTAGAAGTTGCCAGGTAATAACTTGATCTGTAAGGCATCGTCAATGCTTACTTGAATAGGCCCATTCTTCAATGCTTGCATGTCTTTGTAGTCCATCTACAGGTATTAGTACTTGTTCGTACTTCCCACCATGTACCACTAGTGCCTATTCCGGATCCGACCCTTGATATCAAGAGTCTTTGCCAGAAAGTCGCCTGAAGTCCTATAGGGAAATCAGACACTACCCTTAGTGGTTTTAGCGATCCCTACTA